GACGTAAGAGGACAATATGTCCAGCCAGCATAGACAATTTGTCTACCCAGCCTCGCCAATATGTCGATGCAGCCTCGCCAATATGTCTACAGAATAATAACAATATATCTAAACAATCTAAAAAAACAAGTTATAGTGGGAAAAACCCAAATTCGTTTGAAGAGGTAGAGAAATACTTTGCAGAGATACTACCTTCGACAGCAAACAGTGAGTTAGCCAAAGAGAGCTTGAGCTTTTACGATTACTACACGGCTAATGGTTGGGTGCAAGGCAAAGGCAAACCCTTAAAGGATTGGAAAGCTGCTGCTCGTAATTGGATACGCAACACGAAACAATGGAAAAAATCAAATCATGGATTTAAAGGAGAAAACTTTAGCGTTGAGGCCGCAAACGAATTTATTACTCAAGGGTGATTTACATTTGATCAAGCCAAACGACGCATGGAATGAAGGCACCAACATACAAAAGGCTGTAAAGGTCATGCCCGATTTATGTCGCGGTTGGATTTACTCACAGGTAGCTCAGTTGTGCAAGGATATGAACTGCACTAAAACATTAAGCACAGATGAGGAGTTGCAGTTTACTTGCCGCGCAATATTGCAAGAGCATCCAACACTCAAGTTGGAAGAACTTAAGGTGTGTTTTGACATGATACGCATGGGTAAGTTTGGTAAACTATTTGAGCGTTTAAAGTCCGCAGAGATTCTAGAATTTTTAAGACGCTACGAAGGTGAGGTTAGAGCAGAAGTGTTAGAACAGAATCACCAGAAAAGTCAGCAAGAGGAATCAGAACGCATGGCCGATAAAATTGAACCACTGACATTAAAGCAATTTATTAGCGACAAAAAAGTTAAACTTAGACCCGAAGGAATCGGCACGCGATTAGCAAAGAAAAACGGATGGGATAAAGAATTATGATTATATTGTCATCGGTTTACTGGTTATAGCTAGAGAGGGGGGACTACTCGGAGCGTTCCCCCTTTCGTTATATTAGATAACGTGAGCGAACGAACTAGAGCAGTAGCAAATTTAGACGCAGCGTATTCTATATACGTCCGAAGACGGTATGCCGACACAACAGGCTACGTATCATGCTGGACTTGTGGCAAGAAGAAGTTTTGGGAGAAGGACGGTATGCAAGCTGGACACTTTCAAACTAGAACGAAGTACAGCACAAGGTGGCATCTCGAAGAAATTGACGGTAAGTTAGAAACCTTGAATTGCATGCCACAATGCGCACATTGCAATATGGGTAATGGCGGTAGACAATTTGAGTTTGGCCGTAAACTAGACGCAGTTTATGGTGAAGGCACTTGTGATCGTTTGATACAGAAAAGCAATAGTACAATGAAGTTCACAACGGTTGAGTTAAAAGAGTTAACCAGCCACTTTAAACAACTAACTAAAGACTTGTGACCTGTATTGAAGAGTTTTTTAATGACCACTATGACGAATTAAAACAAATAGCCAATATTTGCACGGGCGAAAAGTACGGCAATGATTTGGTTAATGACGTGGCAGTCAGTATCTTAGAGAGAGAGGACGACAAATACATTAATATGTGTGAGCGAGGTGAGTTGCTCTGGTACGTACTGCGATGGCTTAAAATATGCTCGTTTTCAAAGACTACACGGTTTTACTACAAGTACAAAAAATGGACGGAGAACGTGACGTTTGAATATCCAATGGGAGCGGTGGGTAACATGTCAGACAGCTACGCAGACATGAACCACAAGGAACAGTTGCAAGTGATCGACTCATTACTCGATGATTTAAACTGGTTCGAAGCCGAGATATTTAGAGTTTATTACATTCACAATCACAGTATAAATACGCTAACCAATGCAACAGGAATCGGAAGAAAAACAATCCAAGAAAGTCTCAAAAAAGCCAAAGACCACATCCAAAAAAACAAGGAAAAAATCCAAGGGGCTGGGTGATACGGTAGAAAAAATTACAGAGGCTACAGGTATTAAGAAGGTCGTCGAAGCAGTAACAGACGATTGCGGATGCACAGCTCGTAAGGATAAGTGGAACAAGTTATTCCCGTATGGCAAAACAATGACGGCAGACCAAAAAACCGTTTGGGAAGAACAAATCAAAGACCAATGGGGGAAAGGAACGCTAGATGCAAACGCACAAAAGGCAGCAAACACACTGTATCGAGACATCTATAGACTTAAAGCACGGTTCACTCGGTGTGGTGGATGCCTTAAGGAAAGGCTTAAGAAGTTGGAACACGCATACGATGCGGCATGCGAATCTTAACGCAAGCAATGCTTGACGGATACCAAAGAAGGAAAGACCGATCGGTAAGCGTTAGGTTCATAACACAAGAGAAGACCAGCACGGAAGTGATGGCAATAGATGAGCTAGTCGATACGTTTGGAGTGTTGTACTTTCGAGCTGCCGAAGAGATGAATCAGGATGAGGTAGACGAACTAGACAACCTAGAGCTAGACATCTACGATAAGCCAAAGACACAAAGCCAAAGACTGCGAGGTGTATTGTTTAAGCTATGGGAGTCACAAGGCAAGAAGGGTGAGTTTAAATCATTCTACAAGCAGAAGACTGAATCAGTAATCGAACACTTTAAGCAACAGATAGACATTTAAGCAACTATGAATCATGGCAGTTTATTCTCAGGGATTGGAGGCTTTGATTTAGCCGCTGAATGGGCGGGATTTACAAACCTCTTTAATTGCGAGTGGGAAGAGTTCCCTCGCAAAGTCCTCAAACACCATTTCCCCAATGCAGAACAATTCGAAGACATCAAAGACTTTAACGCGACAGCTTACTCTGGAAGACTTGATATACTCTCAGGAGGGTTTCCCTGCCAACCGTTCAGCGTTGCAGGAAAACGAAAAGGCTCAGAAGATGAACGCCACTTGTGGCCAGAGATGCTTAGAGTTGTCGGAGAGTGTAAGCCCCGTTGGGTCGTGGGCGAGAACGTTCGCGGGCTTGTTAATTGGTCGGACGGATTGGTTTTCGAAACGTGTTGCGCTGACTTGGAAGCTATCGGGTACTCCGTCCAATCGTTTATTATTCCTGCTTGTGCCACAGGCGCGCCCCACCGAAGGGACAGAGTTTGGATTGTTGCTCACTCCGACAACTTCGGAACCCGTTCACGACTTGGAGAAATTCAAAGCGAGGATGGAGAAATACCCGAACGGAACAACGATGCCCAACCTTGCAACACAAGTTCACGGAATGCTCCCGACACCAGTCAAGAGCGACCATCAAAACCGATGGAAGACAGAGAACTGGGACGGGACAAGCGATTTACCGAGCGTTATAAACACTGCGCTTGGAACGGGTTCCCAACTGTCCCCCCTATTTGTGGAGGAGATGATGGGCTTCCCAAAGAACTGGACGGTATTACCTTTCCAAAATGGAGAAGAGAATCAATCAAAGGATACGGAAACGCCATAGTGCCGCAAGTGGCTTACAGGATATTTCAAAGCATACAGGATTACGAAGCCATGTTAAAATAACATAGAATAACATACAATGCCGTTTAAAAAAGGAAACACACAGGGTAAAGGAAGGCCCAAAGGAAAGAGTAACAAGGTTACAGAGGAGGCACGATCAATTTTCTCTGAAGTCATGGAGGGTGAGATGGAAAACATCAAAGACTCACTTCAAGTGCTGCGTGAAAACAGTGATGAGAAATACCTTAAAGCCCTTAGTAGTTTGATGCCATACTTTATGCCTAAACAAACAGAGACAGAGGTGACGGTTAATGAGACCATGAGCGAACCGAGTTGGTTTAAGGAGGTGCTTGACCATACCGATCAGACAGAAACAAAACTCACAGAATGAATAAAGCAGACTGCAATAGGTCTAAGCGCGTGTTAGAGCAAATGCTAAACGCTGCTAATGTTGTTTACAGCAATCCTGCTTCAGGAGCGTATCGTATTGGGGACATTGTTTACTTTTACAAGAAACGGGGTTATCAAAAAGGTGATAATTGGTTTCTGTTCAATAGTCACAGAGAGTTTTTAAATAGCTTGTGAAACAACCTAAAACGTATTACGACCTAATCAACTGCAAAACAAGGATAGCAGTTTTTCAAGGTGGCACCCGTAGTGGCAAGACGTTCTCAATCATCACGGTGTTATGTCAGTGGTGCTACGAGAACCAAAACGCTGGTTACCTCATCACCATAGTTCGTAAGAGTTTTCCATCACTTCGTGCTTCGGTCATGCGTGACTTCCTGTTTATCTTAGACAGGGAGGGGTGGTACGACGAACGCAACCACAACAAGACAGAAAACACTTATGCTCTATTTGGTAACACTATAGAGTTTATTTCAATTGACCAGCCACAAAAAATTCGTGGGGCTACTCGACAATTTTTCTTTGCAAACGAGGCGAACGAGCTGGATTTGGAGACGTATCGACAACTGGCACTAAGAACATCAAACAAGCTAGAAGGCCCAAGCATCATACTAGACTACAACCCCAGTGATGAATACTCTTACATATATGATGACATCATACCTAGAGAAGATGCTACGTTTTACAAGTCTACCTACCTTGATAATCCGTTCTTAAACAAAGAGACAATTGATGAAATCGAACGGCTAAAAGAAACCGACGAATATTACTGGACGGTTTACGGTTTAGGTGAGCGAGGTGTAAGCAGGCAGACTATTTTCCGAAGTGACATTTATACAGAGCTTCCAGAGCATGCTAAGTTCTTAGCGTGGGGTTTAGACTGGGGCTTTGCCAACGATCCTACAGCCTTAGTAAAGGTTTATGAGTATGACAACGCCATATATATTGAGCAGTTCCTATACAGTGGTGGATTGACTAACGGTGATATTGCAGAGAAGATGCAGGAGCTGGGTATCACACGTCATGAAGAGATAATAGCAGACAGCAGTGAGCCGAAAAGTATTGAGGAGATTCACAGGATGAATTTCAATATTAAACCTGCTAAGAAAGGCCCAGACTCTGTACGTATTGGCATAGATTTGAT